AGATATTATCTGGGCTGGTAATCAATATTTAAAAATGCCAATAGAGGCAGAAGGTTTTGCTTTTCAGAAAGGTCAACTTCCCAGACCAACACTTACTGTAAGTAATGCCCTTGGAACTATCACAGCTATTTTGTTAAATGTAAATGCAGTGATGGCAGGAAACGATCTGACAGGAGCTACTGTAACAAGGATCAGAACTTTGGCACGTTATCTTGATGCTGTTAATTTTCCTACAACGACTACCAGCACTACAACTACGACAACTATTGCTGATCCTTCTGACGCTGAAACTGTTACTTTTACTGTAACTGTTGTTAGTTATCTAGGTGCAAATATTTTTGCTATTAACGGTAGTAATTATCCTGTTTTGACAATGAAAAGAGGATCTACTTATATTTTTGACCAATCAGATTCTTCTAATAGTGGACACCCTCTAGCAATAAAATCTGATGCTGGAGGAGCACAGACAACAACTGTAGTCGGAACTGCTGGAAATACAGGAGCTACAGTAACCTATCAACCAGCATATCCTTCTGCTCCAAATGACTTGAGATATTACTGCACAGTTCATGGAAATGGAATGGGTAATACGATCACAATGAATGATCCAAATACAACGACTCAAGATACAGTTACAACTACAACGCAACAGGTAAATCCATTAGGCACACCAGATCCTACAGCAGAGTTTCCACAGGAAATCTATAAAATTGATAGGAAAGCAACAGAGACTAGAGAAGTTGTGCAGTTTGAACTTGCTTCAGTGCTGGATCTTGCTGGAATACGAGCACCTATGCGTCAATGTACCAGAACTGAATTTCCTTCTATTGGTACGTTTATAGCATGAGTTGGAAATATAAAGCACTGCTTCATGCTCAAAGAGAAGATCCTAAAGAATCTTGTGGTTTATTATTGAATATTCGAGGAAAAGAAAGATATTTTCCTTGCCGTAATTTATCAATGACAGATCATCAATGCTTTATTATCGACCCAGAGGATTATGTAAAGGCAGATAATACAGGAGAGATAACAGCCGTTGTTCATAGCCACCCTATAACACCCCCAACTCCTAGTCAGGCAGACAAAATTAGCTGCGAACAAAGCAATCTTCCATGGCATATTGTTAATCCAAAAACAGAACAATGGGGATACTGTGAGCCATGTGGATATAAGCCCCCTTTGTTGGGTCGGCCTTGGGTTTGGGGTGTCACTGACTGTTGGAGTTTAGTCAGGGATTGGTATAAAGAAGAGAAGAATACTGACCTTAGAGATTGGGATAGACCCACAACACCAGAGGAGTTTATATTGAATCCAATGTTTGAAAGTTGTGCATGGAGAACAGGTTTCAGAGAACTTAGATTAGATGAAAAAACTATTAATGGTGATC